CTCCAAATTGAAATTGATAAGTAGGATTAGAACCGCCAGAAATTCTATTAGCGTAGTATTTCATTACAACCCTATCAGTATCTAAAAATACACCATCATTCCATATAGCAGTAGCACTAAATTCAATATAAACACCGCCATCGATTACAGGAATAGTATTGTCGCTAGTTGCAATTAATGTTTCAACCCCCGCACTTGTACGCTTGTAAACCTTAAAATAAAAAGACGCTTCTCCACTTCCCGAAATCCTTCTTATATTACCGATTGTGGTAATATTGAAAACACCAGGATTACCTACTATAATATTTGGCGTTGTTGCTAAACTACTAATTAACTGGTCCGTTGTTGTAATCGCTCCCGTTGAAATATCTACTGCTGTAGTGTTATAACTTGGGTCTGTAATGCTAGTTACTATTTTAACATAGCCACCAATATCACTCGCTACATTTGTAGGGTAAAAAATAATATTTGAAGGTAAATCTTCTAAAGTAATAAAATGTGAAATTCCATTATCTCCATCATTAACAAGTTGACTTGTTTTGGTTAAATCAATTCCTGTAACTTCTTTAATTTCGTTGTTAATGTGAATTTTTAATTTGTTGTTGCTTAAATACATTGCACCATTCTCGATATTAATATCGCTTTCATTTTCGATTATATCGGTTTGCACTCGGTAAGTTGTATCTTTAAATGTTGCCATTGTTATTTGGTTTAAATGGTTTATTTTTTTCTAACTTAATTAAAAATTTCTTTAATTTTTTTTCATTCTCGACTTGAGAAATTAACTGCATTTTTCTTACTATAAAACCCATCCTATAAAACTTGCGTCGTTATCTGGAAACATATCCCCGTTAGAATTTGTATTGTATTCAGGAAAACTAGATTGGTTATAACTCATATAGTCGATAAATCTAGTAGTATAATGATTTGCAACGCTTCTTTCTTTCTCAACTAAATAATCAATTTCACTTTTATCTACACTTGTAGCATTTTCAGATGTATGTTTGAAAACTCCTTTATTTGCAATAGTGTAAGCGCTGAAAGGCAAAAACTCTACCAACGCCCAATGTATTAGCATCGGTTTAATATAGTCGCTTAAAAGGTCTTTATATGTTTGCGTTAAATTATTTGCTACAATTCCATCGTTAAACTTTTTAAATAATTTAGTTCCCAAATAGGTTTGTATATGAATGTCTTGAGAAATTGAAATAAATTGAATAAAGCGATCCGTATCAATATTTCCGTTTAATGCGGTAAATTTAACTAAGTCATCTCGTGTTATAAAAAGTGCTTTTGCCATTATTGTTTGTAATTTGGGTGATGTCCTCTATTTGGCATATCTATTGGCGCTATTTGCGCTTCTGCCCATCCACTTGGATTTGGATTATAACCAGCAATTGAATTTACTTCTTCACTTGAGCTTAATGCTTTATCAGGATATGGAGTTCCGTCTGTTTTAGTTTTTAATCTATAAAGACTTTCATTAAATACATGACCACAATTAACACCGCCTTTAAATTTGAACAAAGAATAATTTTGACCATTATGTCCAAATTCAATATTTACACCTTGAAAACTTGCTTGGTCAATATCTTCTTTTCTGTAAACAACTCCGTTAGCAGTTCTTGCCATCATTTTTTTACAGAAATCTCTTGAATTTCCGCTTGAATATTTTTCAGCATATTCATAACGTACTTTGTAATTATCTTTATCTAATGAACTTTTTGCACTAGGAGAAGATTTTATAACTCCAGCAAATTTTTGTAATAAATTTTTTTTATCTTTTATTTTAGAATTTGCCCATTCATCTATAGAAATATTAGTATCTGAATATTCTCTTTTATCTACCAACTCCCATTCATCTGTTATATTTTCGCCTTTTAATAATTCAAGTATATTATTTCCTTCTGCATCCGTTAAATCTTTACTTAAACAAGTATGCGAACTTAATTGAGTAGGAGTTTCAACCGATTTTGTTAATTCTCCTTCTGCATCTAATGGTTGTAATTGATTAAATTTTAAATCCAAACTAATTTCATTAAATGCTAAAACTTTATCTAAACCATCGCAAATAGTTTCTTGAAACGGCTTAATAACCATATTTTCAAAAAGAATATAAGAATTTTTTAATTCATCCGCATTTGCTGAAAATCCTGTTGAGGTTGCAATTCCAAAAAGTAACGGACTTGTTACATTGTGCGAAAGCATTATTTTAGCTAAACATTCATCTGACAAATATTTGTAATGTTCCGGAGCGTCGTTTAAAGGAATATCGTCAACGGTAGTCTTTTTAGTTTCGTCACTATTAAAAGCAACAATTACCTTTTTACCTTTTGAACCTGTTAACGTGGCTTTTACTTTATTTTGTATAATTGTTTGTTGCTCCGGAGTTGGAACGCCATTATTAAAATTTACAATTTTAGTTCCCGAAAATCCGTTTTGAACTTCGTTAATTAAATAAGCGCTAACTTCCTGCTCTAAAGTTGCATATTCTAAACCACCAATGTAGTCAATATTTGAATAATATTTTTGTCCAATAGTATAATTGCCCACCCGCAAAACCTCTAATTTTTCGGACTTACTTCCGTAGCCAAATAAAGGGATTCTTTTAGGTGGGAATTTTTTAATATCTTGCCAGTTATCGGAGTAGTAAATTGCATTTATAACTCCATCTTTGTCGCATTTTTCAGAACGTACTAAATTAGTCGGTAAATGTTCAACTCTTACAATTTTACTTTTTTGCTCGTTGTAGATTAATTGCAAATTATACTCTCCCAATAATTTCAAATCTTTTGCTATTTTCTTAATTGTGTCTTTTGAAAATAACATTTTCATTTGTGCGTACTCATTCGGTTTGCGATTTGCATCATTTGCCGTTAACCCTTTGCCGTAAATTAATTTAGAAATATTATTTATTACTGCATTATTTGTAGTAGAACCATTATAACGGTCTATTAAAAATTGGTAATAATTGTTTTCCTCTCCAAAATCTACCCATTCCTCGCGTTTATTTTCAGTAATTTTAGGAGCTTGGTAGTCCGCTAATTGTATAAAGTGTATATTACTCATAAATTATAAATTCGTTGCTTGTATGGTTCGCTACGTAGTCACCATTGTTAATTGTATAATCTTGTATTGGTTGATTTGTACACATAATTTTATCACGATATAAAGGAAATCCTTTTTTATCGAAACAATTTAATCGGTATGTATGTCCATCAATTAAAAAACTAAATGTTCTACTCGATAAAAATTTAACATAATATTTTTCAGTTACTAAAACGGGGTTGGTTATAGTAGTTGAAGTATTGGTTAATTCGTCGATAAATACCATCGAAGTAATATCTTTACTTCTTGGCATAAACTTGAAATTTTGTGTAAATGTATAGTCTTTCAATATTATCATACTTATATAACGTAAAAGATGCGTTTTTGTTTCTATAAAAAAAGCCTACTATTAAAGTAGGCTTTTAAAACAATATGAAAACAATTATTAAGTACCAGAAACAATTGTAAATCCTAAAGAAACTAAATCGTCACCCAAGAAATTAGCAGCCGTTTTTTCCATTCCTTTAAGCTCTAAAGTATAACCAGAAGCGTCACCCATATTTACACCAGAAGTAATAGTTCCAGAAGTTAATTCCATTCCGTGCTCTAAACCACAAAGGAATAAATTTCCGTTGTTCATCTCTACAATTACAACTGGTCTACCATACGCCAAAAGTTTAATTTCCTTGTGCATTGTAGCAGTTAATTTCTTTAAACTTAGTTTTAAACTTTGTTCAAAGAAAGTAGTTCCATTTTCTCTTGAAGAGGTTATAGTTTGGTCTAAACTATTTGTTCCTTTCAATTCGTATTTGTAAGCGGTTGGTGTTCCCGTTACCGTATCAATTACATCAGTGTTAGTTACATTGTAAGTAACTCCTGTCATATCCCCAAAATTAACAAAGTAACAAGCTTTTAAACCCGCTACGTTATCCTTACATGGTTCTAAATATCCCAAACTTAAATCGCACGCCATCTGTATTTTTGTATTAAATTATTAATAATCAGTTAGTTATAAAAAAAGGTGGTGTTTATTGCACCACCTTTAATCTTTTTATTTTCAGCTATTAATTAGCTGAGTTTGTAATTCCGTAAGTAACGATGTCCTCAATTGCAGCGTATTGAACACCTGCAGCCATTCTCATCACAATTCTTACATTATTAGATCCATCAGTTTCTGACATGTCTATAACTTTTACTTCTTGTAAATCTGAATTTAAAGAAAGTCCAAAAAACAAGTTAGATTTTGTAGTAGCTACTGCCTGTGTAGCAGTTAATCCATTTGCAACAAAAATCTTAACCCCGTCAAAAGTTAAACTTCCATTGTTGTACCATTGTGTACCCATTGCATTAGTACCATTCGCACCTAAACCACTTGCACCAAATCCACCCAAAGCACGAACGTAAGCTCTTGCAGTTGCTTGAGAAACATACAAATACAAATCTTCTTTTCCGTAAAGTGTTGCAGGAATAGCATCAACGATTTTTCCTAATTCTGTGATTACTGTTGCAGCAGCAGTAATGTTAGTTGAAGTAGCAGCAATTTCTTGAGCTGTAGGCAAACCAGCATCTAAAGCAATTTTAGTTACAAATCCATCAAATTGTCCACTTGTAGCAGTAGCACCATTCCAGATAGCAACTTCATTTTGTGCAGCAACTTTAGAAGCTACATATCCAATTAAGTATTCTTGAAAAGATGGAGGCAAAGTATCAAAAGATGAATAACCTTGCTCAATTCCTTGCCAAGTTGTATGGAAAGTTTTTTTACATAATTCTAAATTTACTTGCAAATCTTTTACAGTCAAAACTCTTTCAGTCAAAGTAACTGTAGAAGTTGAAGTAAAGTCACAAGTAGCATCTTTTAATAAACCATCAGTCGCAATTTTCTGTAAAACTTGTTTGTATTTTACATTTGGTAATACTTCAACACCACCATTTTCGATAGTTGGAGAAGAAAGTAATGCAGCCGCCACATATTTAGAAGCGAATTCACCTGCATAGGTTGTTGTTAATGAAAGCGTTGTAGCCATTTTTTAAATATTTATTAGTTAGTTTTTAAATAATTTTGCGAAAACTACGTCTTCTGTAGTTCTTTCACGTTTTGATGCAATTTGAAAAGAGTTTTTTTCAACTACATTTTCAGGGTTATGCGTAATAATTGAAGCAGCAGGAACATTACTCGCTAATTCAACTTTTAATGCTTCAATTTCAGCTTTTAATGCAGCGTTAATTGTTGCGAAATTTTCAACCTCAGCAAAGAAAGTTTCTTTAGATACTGTTTCAACTACTTTTTTAGCTGTAGCTTCTGCCATAACAGGTTCGGTTGCTTCTGTTTTAGGTGCTTCCTCTTCTGTTTCTGCTTTTGTAGGTGCAATTGAAGCAATAATTCCTTCAACTTCTACCACCAATACATCCCCATTTGCTAAAGTATATTCTCCAACAGGCATTGGTATTGCACCCTCTGGTGTAACTATTCCAATAGAATAATCTGGAGCAAACTCCTCTGCTTCAACGGTGGTAACCCCATCCATTAAAGTTTGTTGAGCCAACTTAATTTCCATAGAAAGTAGTTGCTTAACATTGTTTAGTACATTTTTGTAAGTCATATTTAATTAATTGTTAGTAATTACTCGTGTTGTGTTCGTGTTAACCACGTTTGAAATTGTTTGCTCAACTAATGATCCAATCCCTTGAGCTAATGTTTCTCCCGTGCAACATTCTTTTTTATATTTGCCATCTTTACAAAGGCATCCTCTTTTGCCACCTACGGGGCTTGTTTTACTTTTACTTGTTGCCATTTAATAACTCTTTTAGTTGTTGAATTAACTCCTTATTTTTAGAACTCATTTCTGCCTTATCTGCAAAATACCCCTCTATTGAAAATCCTTTAATTTCTCCAGCTTTTACTTTGCTCCAAATTTCATCGTTATTGCATTTCATCGAAATCATCCAGGTACCTTTTGGCAAACTAAAACCATACTCTTTTGACTTGTCCATTTCGGGATTATCAATTATCCAACTTTCAACTACCGACATATCTTTTATTGCTTTGTCGTGCATTAAAGTTGCATTGTTTTGATTTCCGTTTATTAAGAATAATTCAGATGCTTGTTTAATTGTTTCAGAAGAAAAATAAACATAAAATTCATCTTTGCCATTCTTGCGAAATATTTGTTTATTTGGAATTAAAGCCGCACCCATTAAAATACGTTTGTCGTTATCGACTTCTGTAAATTCAATTTTTATGTGCTCTTTTAATGCAATCCAATCGGATTCAATAGCGGGTTTGTCGACTACACTAATTGCATCGACTCCGTCCGTTTCTTTGTTTAATACTAATTCAAATATTTGCATACTCATATAACGTTATTTAATTTGTTTTGTTTCTAAATCGTGTTTAAAGCATTGATAATTAACCTAATGTAGCGTTAGAAACTATATTTCTATTCAACCCTTGAGCCGTTGTTACGTCGCCAGCAGTTACATAAGTTTTTAAAACAGGCGCGCCTTGTTGTTGCATAACTCCAGCAATTTGATTTACACCACTATTACCTACTACATTGAAACTTGGTGCAGCGGGTGCAGAAGGAACGCCGCCAGCACTTGGAGCACTGCCACCTCCAGCACTAACAGAACCACCTCCAGATAATAATTGTTTCGCTTTTGATATATTAGAAGCTACAGACATAGCAGTAGTAGCATAAGAAATAACTCTTGCAATTGTACCAATACCAGGTACTAATGGAAATGCTAATTGAGCAGCGACACCCTCTGCATTTGCTAAAGTTGAAGCTTTAGATAATGCGACTGCTGAGTCAATTCCAATTTGAGTTAATGCAATAGTTTTAGATAGCACTTGACCTGCTTTTGTTTTTGCTAATCCTGTAGATTCTAAACCCGAAATAATACTTGTAAGATTTTCTTTTGAAGTAGCAATTGCTAAATCTTTATTTTTTTGAAGCTCCTCCTCTTCTTTTGCGTTTTTTCGTAATTTATTTAATTTATCCGCAGCTATTCCATCAGTTAGAATAGCATCAGCTTCATCAAATGCTTTCTTATCTTCGAAATCAGTATTTTTTTGATTTGTAGCAATTTCTTTATATTTATTCCAATAATCACTATTTTCTTTTTCAATTCTTTCTTTTTCTTCTTTCGCGAATTTTGCTCTTTGTTCAGCTTTCTTTTTATCAGCTTCAATTTGTTTTTCTAATAAATCATCGTGATGTTTCTTTGCATCATCTTGAGCCTTTTTATTTGCATCGGTACGCTCTTGAACTATTGCAACCTCGTTATCAGTTATTACTTTTCTTCTATCTTTATAGCTTGCGTATAAACCCTCTCTTTGTTTATCAAAAGAAGTATAAGCAGCTTTTACCAATTTATCTTGTGCGGCAATTACTTCATCACTTGCTCCATTTGCTTTTAACGCTGCTAATGTATCGGCTTCACGTAAAAAAGTCGAACGAGCTAACATTGTATTTTTTTTATTTAAAGCAATAGTTTCTTCTGCGTGCTTTAAAGATAGTTTTCGGAGTTCTTCTGCACTTGCTCCACTTGCTTTAGCCAAAGCATATTGTTTGTCGTTATTTTCTTTTAATGCTTCGCTATTTGATTTGGTAGATTTCTCTTGTTCTTTTAAAGCATTTGTATTTTTTTTAGTTGCAGCCATAGCGGTTTCATTTGCTGCTGCTGATTCCATAAAAAATGAAATCAATTTATATCCCGCTGCAATAACTGCAGCAATAACTAAAACAATTGCGCCTAATGGATTTGCCGACATTGCTGCATTCCATAACCATTGAGCAGCAGTTGAAATTTTTTGTACTAATGTATAAGAAGAAACAACTGCTCTTAATTGTTTAAAAGAGTCTACGCTTTCACCTACTGCTTGAAGTCCAGAAGATAAAGCCATTGCAGATTGAACTTTTAAAATAAGTCCTTCTACTTCTTTTGATTGTCCACCAAGTAAACCATAAGCACCAGTTACAGCAGCTAAACCACCAGCCGCACCACTTAAAGAAGCTGTTAACGATTTAAACTTTGCATCTGGATTAAAAGCATCGGTTAACGCTTTCGCATCTCCAATTTTATCCTTTAATTCTCCAGCTTTTTTTGCTGCTTCAACTGCTTCCTTTGAAGTTGCTCCAAACTTGTCAGATAAAGCAGCGACTTCATTTTGCGCCTCACGCAATTGTGATTTTAAACTACCTACAGATTTCTCCGCTTGGTCAATATTAGTCTGTAAATCTAACGTTACTACTTTATTTTCCGCCATTTTTTATAAATCTTTTAAGTTGTTTAAATCCTTTTTTCCACGTTTTTGGAATTTCATTTTTACCTTTTGCAATTTCTATATTTTCAGAAATTCCGTAATGTTCGTGTAGCTGTAATAGTTGTATTATATTTTTAAGCATTTTGTATGATGTTTATAAATTGTGAATTTCTAGGATTTGTATATTGGATTTCAATTTCTTTAAATGCAACATCTCCTGTAGTGTTAGCTGCAATTGGAATTAAAAAAGTGCCGTCGCTTGTTACGTCTGCGTATAAAGTGCCACCATAAATAACGTCGTATTTTTCAGCGTTCAATTTTAAAATAGTAATTTCTAAATCTTGAGCCGTATTATCAATATTGAAAACAGATTTTAACGCAAACTTTCCACTTCCAATATTAGCCACTTCTCTAAAATCTGAAATCAATTCCAAATCTACTTCTCCACTTGTTAAGTCTGTAGTGAAAGAATTAATGATATATTTTTTATCCTTATAAATTAGTTTGTCATTCAGTTTAATATCGGACAGCATGGTAATTGGCATAATTGCCTTTAGTTTAACAATTCGGCAGCGGATGTTATATAGTGCCGAAATATAGTTTTGATACCACAAAGCGAATAATGAATTATTTGTATAGCCATTCATTAACCAACTGCTCTGCTCGTTTCCAAAGTTCAAACTTGCAATATCATTATTAATAAATAGTTCGTTTGAAAATCTTTGATAATCAAAAACGCTATCGTAGGTTGTTCCGTTAAAAAATTGAATAGTATTCACAAATGGCGTTGTTAAACCATTCTTATACATAAGTATCGGCTTGGGTTTATAGGGCTTTAAATCCTTGTCTATTAACGTTGCAGTGATAAAGTTTTCGTCAATAGTTTTTTCCCACATTACGTCCTCAAACGGACTTTTAATTTCATAAGTTGCACTCTCATTCGAAAGATTGTCCTCGTACAATAAATCCCCATAATCGAACCCACGATTAAAGGTGTTTCTAAAAGCATTATTTAAAATGCTTTCCGATTTTTCGTGTGCAAAACTTAATTTTTTATAAAGTTTAGTTCGGTCGAAATCTACGCTATCATTTATTACGAAATTATTAATATCGGTATATTTTCCATAGCTGTAGAAAAATTCCAAAGGCTCTAGATTAAAAGAAGTTTCTGAAGTTGCAGTAATTGTAAGATTAAATAATTTAATAATTCCATTGAAAAAATCTACTACTTTTATGTCTGGAACAATAGCAGATAAATTAATGTCAGATGTTGTCGATGCAGATATAGCAGCATAGTCATTTACTTCAATATACTGTTGACTTTGGTCATCATATTCTATTGTAGTTATTATTCTTTCTCCCGTAATTGTTAATGCTCCTAAAGTTTCAACATAAATATAAATTGGGTCAAAACCTCCAGTATTATATGCAGAAAAAATGTTAATTGATTGAATACCTATTATGTTATCAAATACATTTACAACTAACCCAGTTGCGTTTTTTACTATAATTCTGTAAGGCACTAATAAATCAGAAGGACTACAATAAATTGTTATTATAGTATAGTTAAAATCATACGAAAAATCATATTCAAATAAAAATATTGGCGGTGAATAAACATTTTGTTTTTTCTCACTATTCTTGCAATACAAATAAAGTTCACTCCAATACGAAGTATCAAACAAAGTGCTTGTAAAAGTTATGTCATATCTATTCTCTATAAACTCAAATACTTTGCTTACCGGTATAGCAGGAAACAAATCGGAATAAACTACCGAAGTGTCAGGGCTTGACCCAATAGTTACATCATAAGCTCCACCATTCCCGTATGTGTATTGGTGTTGATTGCCTACTATTGGATAATAAACATTGTCTGTAGTTGTGCCATCAATTCTATTTTTAACCTCTGTAGGCGTATAATTATGATTAAGTGAAGTGTAATCTAATATTGATAATTTTTCCTCTTTAAATAGGTCTTTAATCTGTTTTACTTTTCCGTAAAATGTAATCGAATAGCTTTCTAAACGATTGTTTTTTTCGTTTGCTTTCTCAATTTGTATCTTACCACTTTTAAAAGGAATAGAATTCAACTCAATTATTGCGTCGTATCTAATACGTTGGTCAAATCCATCATTAACTCCGCTTTCGTTCCAATAATTGAAAATAATATTATTATTTTTGGATGCAGGAATAGTGAAACTTTGCGTATAGTCTGTAAATACTTTCGAAAGGTCGTTAATGTTTTGAACGCTTGAAGTCAAAGAAATTTTTTCGTCCTTGAATAAATCAATTCTTTTTAATTCCGTGCCTAATTTTATGTAAATTTCTACGCTTACCATTATACAACGTTATTTATTAATTGTGATGCAACCTCAAACTCAAATTCGTAGTTAATTACTTTCTCGTTAAGATTTGTTTTTAAAAGTTGTGAGCTTGTTTTTAAAGTAACTGCCTTTGTAACCGTTGCTCCTTCTTCCGTGTAAGTCAATAATAGATTTTCAGAAAGCAAAATATCTTTTACATTTTCGTTTTCGCTTTCGTTAACCCATCCCGAATTACATTTAATTGATTTACTTCCATTTTTATTGAAAACTCTTTTTTGTCCTAAAGAAGCGTCATAAATTGGATAAGTAGTAAAAGTATTAGTATTGTATTCTGAACCCTTAGCTTCGATATTTTGAGTTGAATTTTTAAAGAAAGTCATTGATTGCAAACCGCCATATCTATTTACATAATCTAATTTAATCGGAGTGTATTTTGGCTCGCAAAGGTTAACTAAACGAATTTGAAAAACCTTTTCAATTTCTGGATCAACTCCTAAAGGAATTTTAAATATTTGAAAGTAATTTTTTACATTATAATGAATAGAGCTATTTGTAAGTTCTAACCTTTTAAATAAATAGGATGAATTATTAGAAATTGTTTCAGAATCTGAAAATACACCATCGGAAATAATACATTGATAGTCTCCATTAAAATCAGTAAAGTCAAAGATAAAGTCTAAGGTAGGGAAATTTAAACCCCTTGTGTAGTTAATATCATAAGCAACCTCTTTTGATAATGCAATAAACTCTTTATCTTCTATGTCGTTTGGATTTAAGTAATCAGAATATCCGTTAGTAGAAACAAATAGTGCTGTATCAAATTGGGTGTATGTAGTTCCGTCAAACCAAAATTTAGTTATACCTACAACACATCCCCACATATCTGTATTTAACGTATTTAAAACATCGAAAACAAACGGACTTATATTATAATAATTTATTCTATTAGTAGGAGAAAACATTTTTTTTTCAATTTCCTTAACTAAAAGCGTGTTGCTATCTTGAGCAAAAACCTCAATTACTAATTTCGTTCCTACCTGGTCAATGTCGCCATCTACCTCAACTATAAAAGGACTTCTGCAATTAAATCTATCCATTATTTTATATCTTTTAGTGTGTATTTCATTAAGTCCTCAACATCTAAACCAAATTGGTTTATTAAATCGTCATCAATGTATTTTTTGTATCCAGCCTCAAATGGTTTTGTAAAGAATAAACTCGGTCTTAATCCTTTCATATAAATGCTACGACTAATTAAAAATGCAGTATTTTTATAACTCATAAATTTACCGCTTTCTTTATCCCGAAATTGAAAACCTTTTCTTTTAACCCAGCTTTCAATTCCTTTTGTTAACCCGCCTTTCTGCCCTGTACCGCTTCCAAATTTAAACGGACTATTGGGTGCTTTCATACTTGAAAATTTACCCTTTACCCCTTTATCTTGAAACTGTCCGTACATTGGCATTTCAAACCCTAATTCAAAACTATTCTTTGATGCCTTTACGTTTCCTTTAATTTCCGAATATAGTCGTTTAGTATCGTTGTGACCGCTTTTAGTCAAGTTACTACGTGATTGTTGTATCACGTAATCCCTAAATTTTTCAAGTGTCTTTTGTGTGTGTTCTAAATTCATTTACAAATAGTCATATCGTTACCACATTCAACTCCGAAAGTTAAAGTCCATCCTACTATTTTATTTTCAAATCTGTCGCTGAAAGCTTCAAAATTTACATTGCCATTTAATTCATAACCTAAATCGCAAAGCGCACCTCTACGCAAAGAAGCAATTAACCTATTACCTATTTCAAATTGACTATTTAAAATATCCGCTTCGTTATCGTTATTATAAAAAACGTCATAATTTGCATCTTTTGATATATCACAAACGTCCATTAATAAAACAGAAACGTTAAATACATTTGTGTTACCGCTTTCGCTTTGTGTTGCTGTATTAACAACGATGTGAGCCAAAGGGAATATTGTGGCCTTATTTACATCGACGTTGAATATATCGCCTTGTGAAACGTTATTAATTATTCCATCCTGTAAAAGTGAGTCTTTTAAAACTTCGGTTATTTGATAATAGTTATTCATTTTTCTTGAGCATTGATTGTTCTATTTCTATTTTTTCCTTTTCAAATGTTAGGAACGTTAAAGCACTTGTAAGTTGTAATTTGGAAACTTCATCAAATCTTCTAATGTCAGCTTGAGAGAGAGCATAGTAAGAGCTATACCATTTCCACTTAGCTCCGAATTGTGCTTGTCGATTAAAGCTTTCACTTGCGGGTTCTCCTCCAAATAATTCAGAGAACTGAGTAATAATTCGTTGCTTAAATTGTAAAAAAAAACCATCGCACCAAAAACTACATCCATTGGCATATGTTTCATTACATCGCAATAGGTTATAGTTCCGTTGTATTGTTCAATTAAATATTTATCTTTTGACTTGCCGGTAATAGGACGGTATAAAACAGACATTGCATTGTGCATCTTGTCAATTTTACCAAAGTAATTATCCAAGTCGCTAAACTCTCCTAAACTAATTTCGTCAAGGTTCGGAATAAAACCAAAGTTAGTATTTCCTAGTTTAAAAATAGTTTGCAGTTTATGGTCTTGAGTAAACATCGCATTAATACTTGTAGTAATTTCGTTTACATCTTTTAATGACATATTAGACGCAACACTCAAAGGTATGTTGCAGAATATCTCTAGCATTTTTAATTGTAGAAAATTGCCCTCCTCGTTCTTTTCAGATATAGAAACAAATCTTTGGTACTGCTCCAAAGTGATTTCATTTAACGAGGTTGGAATAGTGATTTTAACTTTCATATTTATATAACGTTTTAATTGTTTTTTTGTAGTACTAGTAGATGAAATAACTTCCTTTGTTTGGATTTGATAGGTTAAAAAATACATTGTAACGGATTGCATCGATAGCATGGTTAAAGTTATCTATTACTAACCCGCTTTTTTTATCTGAATAAATGTAATTGTTTAACTCCTTTGCTATGTTTGTCGAATTTGGCTCAACTATTAATTCATAATCTTGCATCAAAGCAATACCAGCGCTTATACTTCCTGCTCCCTTTTCAGTTGCTTTAATATTACATCCGTTGTTTTGCATTTCAGCAATCAAACGAGGCTCAGCACTATCCGCAATAATTAATTTATCACCGCAAATCCTTTTATTTATAATTGATATTTCTGACGTTGTTAATTTTGGTTTATAAAGATGTTCGAATAAATATATTTTCTTTTTATTTTTATCAATTGCAACTTCGATAAGTGTAGTTGGGTCGATACTAAATCCAAAATCTTGACCGAAAGAAGTTTGTAAATTGTCGGGGTTAAATTCTCCAAAACTCCAATTTGTAAAAACAACTCCTTCAGCTTTATCTAACCAACCGCCTAGAATAACGTGTTGAAACTTTTTGGGGTTGCTTTGCTTTGTAAGTTCGATTTGATTTATAAAACTTTCCGAAAGGTTTTCTTTATTATCCAAATAGGTTGTATGGATATAAGAAGTATCGCCATTGATTAAATTAGAACCCTCTTTAATTCCTTTGCTTTCGTAGAAACGATTATAAATAAAATGTTCTTTTGTCGTTGGATTTAGAATTAAGATAACTCTATTTTGTTTTTGTTGGTGCCGTATTGATAAATCAATTTTATCGAATATGCTTTCATCTACCAATTCCTCAGCTTCATCGAGTACCCAAGTAGTAACCCCCGAAATAGATTTTAAGTTTGCCGTTTGAGTTCCGGAACTTGTTTTAATACCTCGAAATATTATTTTACTTCCAGTTCTTAAATTAATAATTTCATCTTTTGTAATACTAAAATCGTGATGCAAATCTTGTGTTTCAATTTTATCAATAAATTCTGGAATAATAGAAATGTGCGCTGAGGTTAAAGTGTAACGAGTAAACAAAATAATATGTCCAACCTCGTAAGTAAGCATAAGTAAAAAGGAGTTCACGGAATATGATTTTCCCGAACCCCTTCCCCCTGAAATTATAAAGTATCTACTATCAGAAACGAGTAGACTATATTTATTGTTTAGGTTTATCAAAAGAGAATAAAGATTTAATATCGAAATCGTTTATATTATGCGTCGTTTCGATTGTTTCCTTTGGCTTACCGAATAAATGTTCAGCTATAAAAATCTGACCTCTTTGGCTATTGTATAAATCCTTTGCTAATTCTATTCTTGCCTCTTCATCTGTTTCGACATTTTTTACTTGTTTAATAGCAGACAAAAAAACAGTATTTGTTTTTTCAAAATCTTGTTTGCTTTTATTCCCTGAGTTAGGCCTTACCCCTCCATGTCCATTTGCCATCTTGAAAAAAAATTTGGTTATTCAACTTCTTCTTTGTATGTATCGTAAACTTTTCTCAATTCATTAACTCTATCTCTCCAGCAACTAGCGCAACTCGATTGTTCTAATTTAGTACCGAAAACTCTTTCGTAAATTTCGATTAACTTATATTGTTGATTTATGGAAAGTTCGTTTAGAAACTTACTAAACAAAATCGTTAGATAATTGTAATCGTCCTCTATTAAACAATTTGGTTTTGCGTATGGAAACAATCTGTTTAACGCTTCTTTGCGCTTACTACATCCGCAGTCAAATCCACTTAACTCTACAAGCTTTTTAATTCCTGTAGCTTCGGTAATCTTTTCGATTGTATCACCTAATCCTATTGATTTTTTTTGTCGTCCTTTTGCCATGTTATATTTTCTTTATTTATATTATTTAATAAATCAAATTCAAATGAATTATTATTTTTTTCTAACCATTCACCATCCCATAGATGATTTTCAGTTAAATATTTTGGGCACATAAAAGGTAATGTATATTTTTTCATAGTTTTTTATAGTTATTTACTATTAATAGCATCTAAATAATCTTCTTTTGAAATATAAGAATTAAATTTAGAATTAATTAATTTACTTTTATCTACATTTCCAAATATATCATTATCTTTTTCTTTTAATTTATTTTCAAACATCATAAATCTAATAAATTGAGATGTATTCATACCTTTATAAACTGCAGCAATTTCAATTTGAATTTTTTCTGCTTTAGTTAATCTAATTAATAATGTTGTTTTTTCCATTTTTCTTTTATTTTAGTGTTACACTTTTGTATTGTCGTGAAAATAGTTTTTAAACTTATTTTTGTTTCTTTTGCTATTTTGCGCATTGTCATTTTTTCATCATAATAGAGAAAGAAAATCTCTTTATCAAACCAATGAAAATCGTCTACTATTTCCAAAACCTCGTTTTGTTGTTCTATTTCTGAAATTATATTGACCTCGTCAATTGATACTTTTATAATCTTTTTTTGCTTTCGGTGTAAATCCATTGCTAAACTTCGCAAGGTTAAAAAGAAATAGCTTTCGTTTACTCTTTCTTTTTCTAGACATTTTATGTATGCCTCTTGTACTACATCCTCAGCATAGTCGGTTATCCCAAATTGCTTAACAATATTTATCCAGCGATTATGTTGTTTACAAATTTCTTTCAATTATTCTCATATTACAGAAATTTAAATATTCTTTGGCTATTCTATGCGCTTCTTTTAGTTGTCTAATTTCTACAAAGTTAGTGACTTTTATGTTTACTTCGACATTTTTTGTATAATGAATATAAATCTGCACAATGCAAATCATACTTTCTATGCTATCCATTGGTGAACAACTCGTGTGTATCTATACCTGTAAATCTGAAAATAGTATTTCGCAACTCCTCACCTAAATTCTTAGCCATTAGTTCGCAATCTTTATTTGGCATTTCTTGTTCCGTTTGCAGTTCAAACATTTTGTCCATTAATGCAGACTGAAATATAAAGATTGCAGCGCGAAAACCCTCCTTTGTGAATTCGGGTTTATAGGCAGCAAACTCCAATAAGCTGTTTTCAATTTCTTCTAATATTGGGGATAATTCTTTTCCTATTGCCATTATAAATTTATTTTTATTTTTCTTGTTTCACAACTTAATTTATGCACTCCATCTTTTTGTCCGCAATTAGGACAACTTATTTCCCAAAAGTAACTGCAACTATATGCGTCTTCTTCCCTGTCAAAAGTTCCGTAAGATTGCCATTTACCAACTGGAGCTATAAATCTATAACATTTGTCTTTTGAAGGACAAAGAAAATCCATACATTTTGATATATCTGCCATATTAATTTCCTTTTTCGATTAAATAATACCACAACCAAATCAATTTTTTTCTTATAAACTCGTATGCAATTAGTAATAAAATGTAATTCATAATTGATATGTTAAATAATAATATTCAAAGTTTTTTTTAAAAGTTACCCATTGAGAATAACTAATTATTTTTTCAAAGGTAATAAAAGTTTTTTTATGCGTTGCAACTAATTTTAATTTTGTATCTGGATGCAACGCAAATTGATTATTCTTTGCCATATTCTTTGATTTTAATATCGTATTGCATTTTTTTAGCAATTAATTCCTCTTTGGTGTACTTTTTAACTCGGTTAATGTCGCAAATGTTATCTAAATTAGTAACATAATCTAAGCCATATCTTTCAATTAATCCCTTGCGAAAGTTTAATTCATTACCATTCATAAACCTATTACATTTTCTGCATTGTTTGTGGCAATTATTTTCGTTAAAAATTAATCCAGAATAAACCTCAGCTTTATAAAAGTGGCCGCCATCAAATGTATCCGCTTGGGTGCTTCCACAAGAAACGCAAGGCTTATCACTATCACGTAATCTTATCCACTTTTGAAATGATTTTCTTGCGTCCGATTTATATTCTCCTAACGTTTTAAGTTTTGCCCTTAAATCGCTTTTAAATGCTTTCGCTGTATCTGATTTAACCTTTAAGTTAATTTTATTAAATACAACTTTACCGGCATCGGAGTTAAAAAGAAAATCTGAAAGGCAGGAACTGCATAAACCAAACGTACGATACATAGTTAATTTACCGCAACCATCTATCATTCGAGCTTTATTTATTCCTTTGCAGGATTTTTCTTTTAAAATCATAATTCTAATATTAAATTCTCGTTTGGTAATGGAGCGACTACGTTAAACCACTCTTTTAAAAATTCTCTAATTTGTAAATGATATTCTTCTTGCTGCGTTGTTGTATTTTCAGTTGTGGATTTTGGTAGTTTAATTACTTGCCCCGTTTCCTCGTTTACTTTTTCAATTACGTTAAATTGTATTTTATAAAAATCATGTACTTTCTCGATATTCCAAACCTCGCCCCATTCATTTTTAATAGCATTTTGTGTAATTGGATAAAGTACACTCCAAAGATAACTATTTTGTGGGTTGCTCCTTTTCTTCTTTGGTTTATCAAAAGTAATTATAATATCCTTACCCTCAAAACTTTCTATTGCATTTTTTATTAAAGTTCGGTTTTGATTTAGATTTCCATTCTGAACAAATGATTTAATTTGTATTTTCATTATAATAATAATTTAAAAATATTTTTATTTAAATCTATTTTCCAAAGATTAATATCAGCACTTGCTTTAAAACCAACATGATTTATTTTTCCTTTTTCCCAAGTACCATAATTTTCAAACCCTAAATTTTTCCAAAACATATTACTATCTAAATCAGTTCTGCATCTTAATGTAAATCCAACCCTAGCAAATGTTTCGCAAAAATCTCTACAAACCTCTATAAGTGCTTTTCCATAATATAATCTTCTTGCATCATTTCTAACGGCTATTTGTTGAATTTTAGCATATTTATAACTCCCTCTTGCTGGAGTTATTAAAACATATCCTACTGCTTCATTATTAGCTTCACAAATTAAAACTATAAAATTTCTTTTACCTCCCCATACATAATCCTCCCAAATAGTTTTTTGAATAAAACCAACTGCATAAGAATTTTCCTTTTGCAATTTATCTACTAATAACATATCTTTTATTGTTGAAGTTCTAACAGATATATTTGCTAAATTATCATTATAAAGAATATTTATTAAACCTGTGCTACAATCAAATTTTCCTAATTTCATAACAAATTAAATTTTCTCCAATCGTTTGTATTCCATTGTCTAACCGATTTGTTCCAAAGTTCGTGTTTCATATCCTTGCGTAAGGTATCTAAAATTTCGTTTATATTTAAAGTTCGTTTTATTGGTTCCGATTTTATTTCTTTTGCTTTTACAATTATACCTTTGCTTTCTAAATATTTTATTTTTCTGTATGCTGAAAGTTTCTCTTTATTTTTATAATAATTATTTAAAGAAATTCTAGCAAGTTCCTCTTTTGTTTTCATAATTCTAACCAATTTTCTGATTTTATTTCTGGTAAATCTTCTCTAGGTAACCAATCATTACCAACTTTAAAAGATATGTCTTTAAATGCAATATTACGGCTATACTCGCATTTTGCGATAGTTAGTTCTTCTTCTGAAGAAACGAAAACAACCGTTTCAGCTTTCTTTAAAACGCTACTTCCAACATGGCCAACTGGTTTTGATGTTCCGAAATTCTTATGTAATATTCCTGTGCAGTGCATCATACCTTTTGCAGTCCATTGAAGTAGTTTTTCTGTTAGTCCTGTCGCTTGTTCTAAGCTATTAAAATCGGTAACTAAATCTACATACCCATCAATTGACATTAAGCCTATTTTATCCTTGTATTCGCTTTCAAATACTACCCAATCAATAAAATCAAAACGTTCCTTTGGTGCATATTGTCGCAGCGAAAATGTTTTGTATTTATCTGAAGCGCTACCATACATTTCTAAAACTCTCCTTTGTACTCTTTGCGTGTGAAAAGTACTTTGTTCCGTATCAAATGAAATTACAAATTTATCGTTTTGATTGTGTCCTTGAATTGATGGAGAGTATTTATTTGAATTACCCCCTAAGTAACTCGCTTCTATCATGGATTTAAAAAAAGTCTTTTTTGATTTTGACGCTCCAACTATGCAGGAAAAATCTCCATAACTTCCAAAAGGTGTAGGGTAATTAGTTCCTTTATATTCTGAAAATCCAATTGATAAAGCGATAGGCTGAGGTTTAATTTCTTCACTCGAATCAATTAAAGCCTCTTTAAAAATTGCTTTAAAATCAACTCCAACTATTAACTCGGGTTGTTGATCAATTATTTCAATTTGTTTAAACATTTTTAAATTCGTTAAGTGCAAAGGTTATCATTGCGTTTAAATTGGTTTCAGTTTCTGCGTAATCCCAAGTCTGGCAAACATCGTTAAATTCGATTGGATTAATTGTGGCGGCTAAATTAGAATTTAATTTTATATTTTCGCTTGAGTAAGGCTCTTTAAATCCTTTATTATTAAAATAATCTTTTATTTCAACTACATTTACATCCATTCTTGCGTGTTCATATAGCGTTATCAATTTCATTTTTAAAATTCTGTTCACATTCTTTTGTGCCAAATCTAAATTAGAAGTTAAACGCAATTGCATGATAAAATTAGAAACATAAAGTTTAGCAAATAACTCGTTTTCGTGTACTTCTTGTTTTGTCGTTTGATTTATAAAGCTAATAACCTCGTTTAGAGCATTTACGTCGCTTGTATTTGGTTTATTTTGGTTTTTAATAGTATAGCTTAATCTATTAATACTTTGTGCAATTGTCATAGTTTATCAATTTTAGGGTCTATATGGCATCTTATCCAGTAACAAACAACTTGAGTTGTTAATTTATAATTAACTCCAAATTTTCCAAGTGAACCAAGTTTAACCGCTTCGATTACTTGTTCAATACTTCTTTTTTGAAATTCATTTTTAATATCATTAAACATTTTATCAACGTTTTCAATATTACAATCTAATCTTTCGGCTGCTATTAAAAGCATTGTTTTTAATTTAAAGGTCGGGGAATTGTTTTCTAAGTTCATCTATATTATATTTTTTTATGTTATTATTTTTAGTTTGTTGATTTAGCCATCTTACAAAATGGGTTGTAAATTCTTTTTTTTGTTGTTTAATATCTAATTTTAAATTCAAATCATTTTTAAATATTAATAGTTTTTCTTTTATTTCTTCAATATTAAATTTTGGTTGGTTTTGCATTGCGCAAGTTTCTAACCAAGTTTCAGAATTTATTAATTCTTTATAATAAATATCATTAACATTATCATTTACATTAACATTAACATTATCAGTTGGATTTGTTAAAGATTGTTCAACACTTTCAACACTTGTTGAATTTGTTAAATTTAATTCATCACTTTTTAATGCTCTTAATTCTGCTGAACGCTTTCCAGCATCACTTCTTTTTGATTTAACTTCTTCGAATTTAATTAAATCACGCTTTAATTGTAATTCAATAGGTTTCCAAGCTGTTAAAATTAGCCTATCTTCTAAAATTGGATTATTATCATTTACATATTCAAGCAAATGATTAAATAAAATTCCTTTTTCTTCATTTGTAAAATGTTCAATACTTTTAATTAAGTCTGAATACAATACAAAAGATTTTTTGTTTTCTGCCATTTTTTTAAAAAGTTAATGCCTTACTACAAGCGGTGGACGTCGCAAGTAATAAGGCATTTATAATATTTTTTTAGTAGCGTCCACTCTACAGATGCAAATATAATACTTTTTATTTAATATCAAACATAAATAAAAAAAAACTTCCTAAATTAATAGGAAGTTTAATTGTAATACTAGAACGGTAAGTCCGATTCGCTTACTACATCGCCCGGAGCAACTTCTTCAATTACTGGGGTGCTTTCCTTAAGGTTTCCAAAATAAAACTTGTCCTCTTTAGTTGCACCTTTAAAGCTGCTTTGAAAACTCGCAATGTTTCCGAACTTATCTAGTTCATCGTTTACCCAAACTTTTACGTTTAAGTAAATTTTTCCGTTTTCGTTTTTAGTAAATGCTTTGTTTCCAGCTTTGGCTTGTTCCATCAATTTAGAGAAATCAATTGATCCGTAGTAACTTGTTTTTTCTGACATAATTTAATTATTTAAGTATTATTGGTAAATTTGCTTCTGTTGGTACGTATACCGTTTTATCTGATTTATATTTATACATTCCCTCAATCATTTGGAATTTTAAATATTCTGGATTGCTTTTTAAAGAGTTGCCCACAACTTCAATTGCTTTTGATTTTGCGTTAGCTTCTATTAATTTAGCTTTTGCCAATGCTTCTGCTTCAATTATTCTTGTGTCAGCTTCTAATTTTGCGCTTTCAAAATCCGCCTTAGCTTGTTCAACTTTAGCTTTTTTAGAAAATTCAGCTTTAAATAAAATAGATTTACCAGCAGTAACCGCATCTTTTTCTGTTTGTTCTCTGTCAAAATCATAACAAGAAGTTAAACCTAATGCTACAAATAAACCTAGTGTAATCGTTAATTTTTTCATAATTTTAAAATTTGTTGTTAAATAAATATTTGATAATTTTTGCCGATATTATGTAAAAAATTATTAGAATCGGCACTGCTAATAAAAAGATTGCTATTTTCATATTTAAAGGGTTAAAAATTCTGATTCTTGTTGTTTAGTAGTTGTGTATTTTGATTTAATCTGTTCCAATGAAAAACCGCCATCTTTGGCTTTCTTTAATATTTCAGTAGTTGCATTTGGTTTAGGTTGCATTGCTTTTTGTCCATCGTCATCGTCTGCGCCAACGCAAACAAATGATTGTAAACTATAACGACGTGCGTAGCTAATACCAGAACCTTGAGCCTGTGCGTCATTTATTTTATTATAAATGATTTCAGTAAGTGATTCCATTAATTCGCCTGATTCGTGCAGTAAAATAGTTTTTACAAAGTTTTTATTGTCTACGTGTACAATTGGTTGTAATACGCTTATTCCGTTGGAGTTTAATATTGGAATAACCGCCTCACGTATTGAGTTTAAATCTGCGTATTTTGATTTAAAGAAGGGATTTGTAGCACCTTTTTTTGGGTTGCTCATTTCGGACTGTGCTTTAAGTAAAGCTGTTGCAATTTGTTTCATAAGATAAGATATTTATTTGTTTAAGATTTGTAAAGATATTGATTTAAAATGAAATAGCCAAACTTGACTTTCTCGGAGTTGTTGAAACTCTTGGCACTTGATTCCCATAAGCGTCGAACGTGTCCTGTTTTAAAGCCATTTTAAGGACTTCTGCACGTTCATCTAAACAACGTTTAAGTTCGGTATAGATTTCATCATCTGAATAGTTTATAGTGTCTCCACCGCTTCTAAATGTTCCCTTTAATCCGTACGCTTCGAAGTTTTCTTGTGGGATGACTTTTAAAAGTTCGGTGTTAATTACATCGAGTGCTTCAATCATTCTTTTAGCCTGTGCCAATAACTCGAATTTGTCGGTTTCTCCAGCTTCTAAAATTTCAGTAATAAACTTTTTACTACTTGACTGAATTTCTTTTTTTGTAGGTACGAAATTTGATGTTTGAACTTCCTGTTCACGCATCATTAAAAATAGGTCTTTAGACATTTTCAGTAGTTGTTAAAGCGTTATGTTTTTCGTACCAATAAAAACTCGTTTTTTCCTTTTCAGAAATTGTTGCGTCTTTCGCTATTAATTGGCTTTCTAGTTGCTCAATTAACAACATTTTTTCTTGTAAAATTTTTAATAATGTTTCCATAATAATTTTTTTTAAAAAATATCCCGACTAAAATCTAGTAGGTCAGTACTAGCATAGTCGGGAATAAATAATGTTTTTTTAAATACCCTGACCGATATTGTTCTGCAAATATAATAAAAATTATATATTTAATCCACACATTTCTAAACAATTTTCACATTTACCTAAAAAGGCTTTTTTATTAAATTTGCTTACTAATGCTTTTGTTTTCATAAAAGCCATTTTTTTAACTTTTATAATTTCTTTTACTACAAATTCATTTTTTGAACTTGGTCTAAATACTGTATCAATTATATTTTCATTTTTTAATAATTCATTTTGCATTAAACTCATTTCTAAACCTATTGAATTTTTTATATTAAAATCACAAGTAATAACTCTTAAAATTGATTTGCAATAAGGTTTTAAACGATTATATTCTTTTAATGAATTATCTATTAACTTTTTATTATCTAAAGCTGAAATAGATGTATTTATACAAATATTATATTTAGATATTTCTTTTAATTGTAAATCTGTTAAGGTTTTCCAATGTCTTGTTATAATTACAATTTGTTTTTTAGATGAAATATCAAATAAAGATAATTGACTATTTTCTTTAATTTGTTTTATAATATTTAGTGTATGTTCCCAATTTTCCGAAGGATCTCCAGTACATCCAATTCTTATAAAATCCATATCAATTTTCTCAATTTGTTTTACTATTTGTAATCGATGTGCTTCGTTTAAAAAACTTCTTTCAATTGACTTACTAAAATCTATTCCATAACGTTTAGCGGTTTTTAAAGAATAACAATCATTATAACACCCTTTAGGGTTTTCTAATAATCCACTTTCACAACCTTTAATAGTATCTAAATCCCAAATACCCCTACCATTTTTAGATAGGGATATTATTTTTTTATAGGTTTTCATTATAAACGCCCTATATTTGGATAAAGATCTTTTATTTTTGATGTATCACCTTTATAAAAAACATAAATACGTTGTTCACATTTTGGATATTTACGAGAGTTTAATGTTTTTTTAGCTGTTGCACGTCTTGTAAATTCACTTTCTAAATAAATAATTTTATTATAAACATGTAATCCTTGTTCTTTAAAAAACAATTCATGTTCTGCATCAGAACAATAATAACCGCCATCTTTATTTCTACTGTCTCCAGTCATTACAACAAAAAAAGTATTATCATTCATTACTGAAATAGCATTTTTGTAACCCTCAAAAAGCATGTCTCTAAATTGCTCATAAGTAGATAATGAATTTAGTTCACCTTCAGGACTTTTACCATCATAATCTAAATAAGTTTCTACTTTATAATAAGGTGGACATGAAAAAATTAAATCATAATTTTGTTTAGGCACAAATTTTGAAGTATCAGATTTTAACCATTTTACATTAACAAAGTCTTGACAAAGTGCATTATTAGCATCACATTGATTTTGTCTAATTTCACTTGAAAGGTATTCAAAATTACAACCCCCAGCAACAAAACCCATTTGAACACCACCGCCAAAAGGATTATAAATTCTACACCCATTTGTAGGCATAAACATTCTAGCTATAATTTCACAAGCAGTAGGATCAAGAACCGATGCGTTTCCGTTTAAATCTTTTGTTTTATCTGTTATAATTTCACCATCTACTACAGTTTGTTTAGATAAAACAACATTTGACATTCCAGCCTTACCTTGCCAACAACCTTCACGACTTGCGAATTTAGGATTAGGTATATTATATTTTAAACCAGCTTCCTCTAATTGAGCATTCCAAGCTCTTTTAACTTTTAACCATTCACCAGAAGTAGAGTTCCATAAATTAGTCATTGCCATATGGCATAATCTTTTAACTCTTACTTGTTCTTCTTTTCCATAATAAATATAAGTAAAATCATTTTTAGCTAAATTAATTTTAAACCCTAAGGCTAAAAATACTTTTGGATTTTCTAATTTATGTTTATTAGAAACTGTCATAACCATATGATAATCATTTATATTTTGATCAATAATTTTTTGCACCATCATAGAATAAATTTCTTTATCCTCTTTCCCGGGATACATAGCTGATTGAAGTAAACAAAATTCTTTTACGTTATGATTTACTTCATATGTAAAAAATCCACTAAACTCATCATTAATTTTTAAAATTATAGCTGAATGTTTTTGCATGTTTGCTCTTGCAGCACGATAAGCAATTTTATCAATTAATGCTAATTCTGCTACTTTTGTTTCATAACCTGATCCGATAACGCTATCCACTTGGATAAGTTCAATTTTTTCTTCAAATAAACTTTGTTGTTTTTTCATAATATTTTTTTAAATAAATACCCGAACTAAAAGAGGTAAGGCACTCTTAAAATTCGGGATTTGTTTTTTTTCGTTCGACCGCCTTACTTGTCGTTTTGTTCTGCAAATATAATACTTTTTTTTAATTAAATGCGTTTTTATTTAAAATCTTTTTTTATCTAACCAACATAATATTGATAAAATAATAATAACTATAATACACATTCTTAAAAAAATAAAAGAAATACTTATTTTAATAATGCTTAAAGTTACAAAACAAGCTCCTAAATATAATGCAACACCTATTACTAAAGGTACCATTAAAAAAAATAATAAAATTGATAAAAATTCTTTCATAATAAATTCATTTTACTTTCAATAATATAAAATCCGTATTCAATTTTCACGTCTGGCAAAGATTTTATTTCTAGTTTTTCCTTTGCTTTTTTTGCTTGTTCCTTTGTGTATTTCATAATTTCTCGATTTCGGTTTCAACTTCTTTCCAGTATTCTGCATCGAAAATATTTTCGCAATTATCTAATATTTCATTAACGCATATTAATGCGCATTGTTTGGCATTAATAGTCATTTTTTCTTGTTCTGTAAAACAATCATCTCCTTCATAGTCTACAAAATCTTTAAACTTATCAACTAATTCGTCACATTTCTCTTTCGGTTTCATACTCCTTTTTCTTTTTTATAGATTTCTAATAGTTCATTTGATGAAATATGTTTTTGTAATACATAATCATTAATATCTAAACCATTTAACCACTCCGCAAATCCAATAGCAAAATCATCAAGGTATTTTTGTGAATGTAATACTATTCTTTCATCGGGTTGATAATCAAAATTTTCTTCTAGTGTCATTACCTATTAATTTTATTTACAATTCCTTCTATACTCTTTTGGTCCTTTCGGTATGCGTCTATGATATGACAAATATTTTCCATATCATAAATTGCAATTTCACTAACTTTTTTGATAAACGTATCGAAAACTGAATAAACCGCATCGGTTGCATTATCATCACGTTCGAAAAACTTGTCATAGTGGTTTGCTTCTACTTTGATTAACTCTACTAAAACGCTGTTTAATTTGTTTTTAAGAGCTTGTTTATAGTATGGTGTATATTTTATCTGCTCAAGTTGGTTTAGTGCAATCTGGCAACTCATAACGCTGTTGGTAATTTTATCCTCTATTTTCATCTTGGTAAATTTCTAAAAGTTCATGTATATTTTTGCTATAATAAATGCAGGGAAAATTTATTCTTTGAATATCTAAAAATCTACTAAAACTAATTGCAAATTCTTTTTTATCATTATAGCTATTTTGTTGTTGCAATTTAGCACCTGCTATAAAACCGTTTATGTAAGAAATTCTATCATTATCTGACATAGAGTCATCGTTAAGCCAAAAATTTTCAGCAGCTTCTTTTATATTTTTTCCCATATTCTTGACCAGTTTGTTTCTTTAATTTCTTTTAATAACTCCTCGCAAGTCGCATAAGTTTTTTTGCTTAAATAGGACTTTCTACCGTCCTGTCCTAAACATAAACTTCGCTCCTGTGAAATTTCCCATCTTTCGTAAACGCTTAATTTAGTGTAACGCATTACATCGGCTTCGTATTTCAATACTTCTGTAAATTCTAAAAATGATATCATAATTGTACTTCTATTTGGTTAATTTTATCTTGTTCTAAAAGCGATATTAATCGGTTATCGCTTCGCTTTTTAATTTCAATTTGATTGAAGGCTTCCATCATTTGTTCGTTGTTTGAAATGTCACCGCCTAAATTAGAAAACCATGTTTGGAAACGCGCGCACTCATTTATCCACTCTTCCATTATTCTTGATTTAAAGTTAATAAATATGCTTTACAAGCGTTAAAAACTGCTTGAATTTGCTTAAATTCTTCCGTACCTCTTTCGGTAGTTAATTTTTCATCACTTGCAAAAAATAAATCCCAATTTTCAATAGTTCTTTTTTCACATCCTATTTTAATTTGATTTCCAATAACTGAAAAATTCCATTTACAAAATAAAGGTAAATATGCAGTTTCTTTGTTTTTAGCCGAACGCAAATCAGCCGAACTCAAATTAGCCGAATACAAATTAGCCGAACTCAAATTAGCCGAACGTAAATCAGCCGAACTCAAATTAGCCGAATACAAATTAGCCGAACGCAAATCAGCCGAATACAAATTAGCCGAACGCAAATCAGCCGAACGTAAAGAAACTTTTCCTTGAACTGCTTTTTCAACTGCATCTTTTATAGTTGCGTTTTCCGATTCGTAAGTAAATAGCAAATCGCCATAAATACTTTTAATTTCTATTTTAGTCATCTTATTTTAAATTATTGATTATTTGATTAATATTATTTTCAAAAAAAGTTTTTTCTGTTTGCTTTGCTACACTATAAAGCAATTGCAAAGCTATTTTAGCCTCTCTAATTTTCTTTTCGAGTTCGTTTACATATTCTTTCGCTTCGTCGCTCTGGTCGTCTTGTGATAGCCAAAAGTTATCAGATGCACTTGGCTCGTAGTCGTGTTCCTCTGTTGGGTCATTTTTATATTTTGTCATTTTTATAAGTTTTACAAATTACGTCGATTGCTTTTAATATTTCTGGCATTGCTTTTAAAGGTAAAAATCTGTGAAATCTTTTTAATTCCGTTTGTTCCTTCCATTTGTAAGGTCGACCTACTGGGTTTGTTTTCATATTCTTGTAATTTGGATTAATAAATAAGTTAATACTATCCCCGCAAAAATCAATTGAGGGCGTTTGTGTTGTAGAAAATGTTTCATTTTAATTGGTTTTTAATTACAGTATTCAAATTCTTTTACTTCACTTGGCAAATTATCGTAAATTGTATAACCAAATTTATTAGCATAATTTTTAGCTTTTCTAATTGTATCAAATCCTTTTATAGAATAAATTTCTTTTGAATTAAAAAAGTTTAAAAAAACTGTGTTTGATAATGTTGTGATTGTAGCTTTCATAATATTTGTTTTTTTATTTGTTGTTATCTGAGTACAAATATAAAACAATTAATTAAATGCACAAATATTATTGCTAATTTATATTAATTCTAAATAATAATATTACACAATTACGTAATATCTTAATTTATTACACTTTTTGGTAATAAAAAAACCACCCTAAAAGAGTGGTTTGATTAATCATTAAGGGACTCGAACCCTTATCTATTGCAGGACTTGCAACATGCTACCCTTGCCGCTATTCATTCACGGTTACACCAAACGATTAACTTAATTTGTGAGCAAACATTTTTATTATCGTTGTAGGCTTTATAAACTTACAAACTAAACGTAAAAAGAAACCCGCATTCGTTGTGGCTGGACTACTTGCGTAATCCGTTGCTACTGCATCTAAAGCATTTTTGATTGGTTCTGGAATATTATTCATAATTAAAATATAAAATGGTTAATTGTTTTTTGTGTTTCGTAATAATTGAACGTTGTAAAGCTGCTCAAAGTGTTCTTAAAATTTGTTTTCACCCAGTCAGATGGCGGACTAAACGCGCCAAAATTTTGATATTCAAAAGCCGTGCTACTTGTATGGTCAAATAATAATTGATGGCTGTCACCTTTGCTAAATTCAATTTTGTAGTTATGCAATTTATACTCATCAATATAGTTTTTTATTTTCTCGATTTGGATCGCGTCAAGTTTTGGTTTAAATCCAAACTTTAAATTTGCATTGTCTTTGCCATGGGTTAATATAAAGCATCTATTGTTAATAATGTAATGATCTATGAATTTTCTTTGATTAATTACCTCAATATTATTTGGATATTTCAACTCGATGTAAGTTTTAAAAGCTGAATTAACAATATAGCCAAAACTTCCCGCGTGGTTATCGTTACAAATATTTACAAACTTAATAAAATTGTAATGATGCAGTAAAGCATCTACTAAACGAATTTTAAAAATCAATGCAACGTCAAAGGCTTTTTGGTTATCCATATTTTGAGGTAATTTATGACCGCCTCGTGTTGTTTCTGCATCCCAACCGTCCAGAAAGTCTGCTAAATCATTCAGGAATAAAGTATTCGACTTTTTATTTTTGATTATTTCGTTTACAAATATTTCAAGCCGTTTAAAGATTTCGCTTTCATTCCATAAACCATCGTACAAAGAAAATCCATCTTTGTTGACATCCATTCCAATGTGCGTATCGGTAAAAACTGCCCTGTCAAATTTTGCTATATTTTTAGATTTGTGTTTTATTACAATAGGCTCGATTTTATCTTTGAAAATACTTAAAAAATCAATTTCCTTTTCAACATCCACAACCTTTATCGGCTCAGTAATAACCCATTGTTGGTTTGTAGCTACATTTGTACTAACTCTTTTGATTTGATGGTTAGAAGGAATTTCTATTAACTCCTTTGAGGTTAGTTTTTCAACTTTTGTAATTACCTCACCGTCTTTATTTAAAGTTCTTTTGACTTCTTTAAATTCCGATTCGTGTAAATTTCGGAGTTTTAAAAGTTCGCGCTCCTCTTGACTATTTAAGTAATATTTTGGGTTACTTTCCCATTTATCTGTATCGTTATTTTTAATTTCTAAACCTAGTGCAATTGCTTCAAATGGCTTCAACCTATAAGCTGGTTTTTTCATCTATTCGATTGTAAGGTAAACTTTACCGTTATTCAAACCCGTTTTTAATTTTTGCACAAATTTTACTAATGTCATTTTTGAATTACCGATAAAATCAATATTTCTGTTTTGTCCTAATAAGATACAGCCCTCGGTATCTTTTGCGGAGTTCCCTGCATGGATGCGAACCCCCTCGAAATTTGGTACATTAAGCAATAATGGTAGTACTACTTTAAATCGGTTACTCATAGTCATTACTATTTCGTAAGTTCCTTTAGGTATTGCAGTTTTCCCGTATATTTTCGACTCTCTTTCTACGTCCTCAAGTGTGTAACACTCGAATTTTCCATTAATTGAAAGCTCTCCGATTGTGGAGTTACTTGTTTTATGAAGTCTTTTTAGTAGTATTTTCATTTTTTAAATTTTTTATGAATAAAAGTTGCAAATAATTTTCCGAAATACCCCACAATTCCACCAATAAAACCAAATAAAATAACTTTAAACAGTTGCATTCCGTCGGTTAATAATGGATTCTCGGCAATGTAGGAAAATATACTTAAAACTGCGCCCGAAAATATACTTAAAAAACTATGATTGTGGCTATTCATTGCTTTGCTTTTTAGAATTTCCAAAATAATAACCAATAACCGAACCCATTAAACCAACCACAGCTATTTTAACGTCGTTTTCTGGAGCTGTCCATCCTAAAATGTATAAACCAACGGCAATTATTATTAAGGCTATTACGCCTTGTATATTAGTTTTTTGTATCATATCCTAAAAATCCGTGCTTTGGGTTGTTAACTACTATTTCATTCTCTTTAAAATCAATTTCTTGCTCAGACATAACATCGTAGTGATACCCATCAGCAAATATAGGCTTAATTTCTTCGGTCGGTTGGTTTATACAAATTTTACCAAGTTCAACAATTGCGTGAATACCCTCTCCAAAAGATAAATCCTCTGTATAAACTCCTTTGTCTAGTAAATTAGCTATTGCAGTTTCTTTGTCTGAGTATTTTAATTTGTATATTTTCATAATTATAAAGTTGTTAGAGCGGTCATTTCTGTATCAGTTAAATATGTTTTGTAAAGTTGAACTTGCTTGACTTTTGCAAAAAGAGGGAAACTACCATCTCCAGAATCAAATCCAAATTTACTTAAATTCAATGGTATTGCTTGTGTGGTAATATCAGTTCCTCTTTTAACTCCATTTACCCAAAGACTAATATCATTTACTCTATATCTTACAGCCATTTTTGCAAATTGAGTTTCATCCGTTAAAGTAAACCCAATTGTGTTTGTAAAAGCAACACCGTTTACAGTTCCTAAAACTAATAAATTATTTGAACTATTATTATAACGCATTACAATTCTATTGCTTAAAGTTCCATCTGATATACAAATTGCTCTTGAAATTAATTCATTAAACAAAGCAGCACTTTCAATAAACATAACTCCCTCTGTTTGCCCTATTAAATCGCTTATTCCACTTTTACTACTTACATCTGCGTTTCTTGTTAATGCCGTAGTAGTAGTTGGGATGTAAGAGGTTGGATATGCTCCTGTTTCAAGTTGCCCTTTTGTAACGCTTCCTGTAACGGTTAAAATTAAACTTCCTGTAGTTGGTGTAAAAGTTAAAGAAACCCTATTATTTACGCCTGTTCCAACTAAAGTGCCAATATAAGTACCACTAAATACAATTGTTCCTGTTCCATAAAATGAAACCGTACAAGCTACTCCTGTAGTTGCTATCGTCTGAGTAACTACTACGGCACTATTTAATAGTCTATTCATTCTCTGCGGTTCTAACAATAAACTCGGACAACCTCCAACGGTATCATAGTTCAATCGTGGAATAGTTGTTAAAACATTTTCAACATTTCCTAAAGAATTTATCTGAGTTGCAGAAGTATCTCGAGTAAAAGTTAAATCTCCATTGCCATTACTCGGAATAATAGAATAGACTTTATTGGATTTTATAGCGTTTGGTGTCATAACCAAAGATGCTTTTGTAAGTAAACTCATTTATATGTTATTTAAAGCGGTTAATGTTGAAATTTGACAAGCATCTGCGGAGTATGTTCCTGAGTCGGTTGCTACTCTAATTTTGAAAGCGTTTATTAAAACGGTTACTAAATTTCCGATTATATTAGTTTCTCCGCTATAACTTGTAAATTGAGCAGAACCCCAACCAATTGAGTTATTAACCGCACCTTGACCCCAACCTATTGTATTATTTACCGAACCATCACCCCAACCTATTGAATTTGCCATATTTTTTTTATTATATTACTACTTTTGCGTTTCCTGCTGTGTGGTATAAATTACCAACTTTTAAACCTGCAGCTAATGCGGCTGCATTGTTTGCATATTCTTGAATTATTAATAATGGTATCACTGCTACAGGAATAGGCACTAATGTACGTACCGGTGTAG